GGAAGGGCTCTGGCCCGACCACCTCGCGCCAGACGCCGCGCGCAAGGCCGAGGCAGTCGCAGCCGACCCCGCGCAGGCTGGCCTGGTCATGGTAGGGCGTGCCCAGCCAAGACCGGGCAACGGCGATGACAAGAGCGGGATCGGCGGTCCGGTGTGATAGCGTCACAGCACCGCCCCCTCATGGCCACCGTCCTTCGTTGCGTATCGCAGAACCGCATCCTGGCCGGGGATGTGCGGGAAGCCCCGGAAGTTCGCGACATTGGCGAACTTCGCGCTGCAGGTCGCGATCCGCTTGTCGCAGCCTGCGCGGATGATGAACGCATCCGTCGCCGCGATCTGGCGCACCGGCGCTTCCAGAAGGGTCAGGATGGCGACCCCGTCGACGAGGTCATGCGACAGCACCTCAACCCGCCGCCCGGCATTCGCACCGGCCGACCATTCCACCAGACCGAAGGCGAACCAGCCTGCCGCGAAGGCACCGAGGCCGCTGGCGGTGAAGGTCCGGTCGCGCAGCACGTCGATCACCGCGCCGGTGCCCTTGAAGGCCGGGGCCTCGAGGTTCACGCCGCAGCGCGCGTCGCCCAGCGCGGCGTCGCAATTCGCCTGAAAGGTCCGCCCGACGGTCTGGCCGAGGATATGCGCCAGCGACCGCACCTCCGCCACGAAGGCCAGCCGCCCGCGCCGGATCTGGCCGATGGCCCCGCGCCGCAGAAGCACGCGCTGCGCGGGGTTTGCCCAGTTCACCCTCCAGACCTCGACCGCCGCATTGTCCCACCGGCCGTCGAGGATGTCGGTCTCGGTGATGCGGTCCGACGACAGCACGCCTTGCGCGTCCTGCGCATCGACGGACAGATCCGACCCCGAACGGACTTCGGACGCCGTCAGCCCGCTTTCCGGTTCGAACTCGGTGCCGTCGAACGACAGGGTCCGGTCGTGGTCGGTGAAGCCGAAGGTCACCCCGTCGGCGCGGGTGATGCGCCAGCACCAGGCAAGCGTTGTCGTGCCCTCGTCCAGATGGGCCTGCAGCGCGGGCGGAAGTGATTTCATCGGCAGGTTCCTGTCATGCGGTCGTCGAGATCGGCGCGCAGGCCACGCAAAACGTTGGACGACAACTATTGGTTGAGTCGGTAACCTGATCCCAAAACCAACTTGGAGGTCGGAATGGGACAGTCTTGGACGGAAAGAGAATATGCGATCACGGACGCCGCTTATCAGGATGCGGTGGACCGAAAGCAGCGGGGGCTTCGGATTAGCCGGTCCGAAATCGTAGATCAGTGCAGGCGCGGACTGCTGGACCGAGACCCCGCGTCGATCGGGCCGCATCTCGGGAATCTCACGTCGGCAAGGCAAGAACTTGGACTGCCCGTGCTCAAGGAAGTCTCGCCGTTCGCAAACCGCCCGAAAAAGCTGATCAGTTTCCTGAAGGTGAAACATCGCCTCCGGTGATCACTTGTTGCCGGGGAACCCGCGCTCGATCCGGTCGCGCAGGCCGATCAAGCCCAGCCCGAGGAACATCAGCCCCGCGGGCGAGGCGTCCCGAGAGCCAGCGAGGAGTGCGACGAGGCGAGACAGTTCGGCGAACGGTTCGGTCGCAGGCAGCACCAGGGAAGCAATGCCGGTGAGCATGGCGAGCAGCCCCGCCCACCAGGTGAGCGAGGTCGGACGAATGTAGCGCATGGGATCAGACCCTCCGGATCAGGGTGGCAAAAAGGGTCGGTCAGCCGCGCAAGCCAGCCGGGCGCGGTGGCGGGTTGTTGCGGGGCGGCAGGCGCCGGGTGCGCAGGCGTCGGTCGCAGCAGGTCCAGCGCCTCGGTCTCGGTCAGCCGCCGGATGGGCCGCGAGAAATCGACGCGGCCGCCGCGATTCACGGTCCAGACCGGGATCGTGCCGCCGGGATAGCGGCCATGGCGGAACAGGTCGCGTTCGGCCTCGCGGCGCGGGATGATCGAGGCCGGCCGCCGCCAGTTCAGAAACGCGTCGGCGGCTGCAACGCGATTGCCAGAGTTGAGCAATTTCGTCAGCGTGGCCCTGGCGATGGCGCCGGTGTTGTAATGGAACGACACCAGCGCATCGAACTCGTGCGGCGCGAGCGGCACCTTGACCGCGCGGCGCACCTCGGCCTCGTAGGCGGCAAGGTCCGTGCGGAAGAGCCTGAAGGCTTCGCGGATCCCGGCATCCAGATCGGGGGGCATGCCGCGCGGCAGGGTGGCCGGATCGGGTGGCCCGGCTGCGGCGGTGTGGCCGATGCCGACGGTCCAGACGCATCGAACGTCGAGATAGGGTCCGGGCACGATGCCTTCGTGCCGGACGAGGGCCAGGAGGCCCCGGTCTGTCGTGTGCATGGGATTACCTGAGGAGCGAGAGGACGAGGATCAGCGCGGCGACCAGGAGGCCGACGCTGAGGCGGTGGCTGAAAGCCTGACCGGGATCGGTTACATCGCAGCGAAGGGCGCGCGCGAGGCGGAGAAGGTCATTCATCCTCCGGCCCTCCCTTCGCAGCGCGCAGCCGGGCGAGGACGAGTTCGATGAAGGCCGGGCCGAAGACACCGACTAGATAGGCCGCCGAGCCCGCCGCCCCGCCCGCAGGGATCGCCTGCGGCGGCAGGGAGAGCCAGGCGGTGACGATTGCCATCGAGAGACTGCCCATCCCGGCCGCGATCAGCCCGCCGAGCAGGATGTGTCGGAGCGCGTCGCGCAGGCGCATGTTGGTGGTCAGTGCGTTCGTGGCGCCGCCGAGCGCCCCCCAGGCGGCGAGGATCACCGCCGTGGAGGCCGCCAGATCGCGCAATGTCGCAGCGATGAAGCCGGTTTCTTCGTTCATGTGCGGATCTCCACGAGAGGGATCGAGGTGATCGAGCCGAGGCGCTCGAGGTCGAGGGTGACGTCGAGGGCGTCGGTGTCGAAGCGGACGGGGACGTCGAATTCGAAACCTGCGGTGATGGCGGCGCCTGCGGCGGGGGCGGTGGTGAAGGTCACCAAGCCTGTCGCGGTGGAAACCGACCAGCCGGAGGCTTGCGGCGTGCCGTTCAGGGCGATGGTCACCGTCCCGGCGACGGGCTTGGTGATGGCCCGCGTCCAGGACTGCGCGCCCAAGGTGTAGCGCTTGGCGAGCTGGAACAGGGTGGCCGCCCCGTTGCCGGTGCCGATGGGTTGATCGGTCGGCCCCGGCGTCTGCGACGGCAGGCAGGACTTGAAATCGGCCCAGTCCTTGAAGCGGAAGCCGTGCAGGCGCCCGTTCCGCGCCTCGAAGAAGGCCACGACCGCCGCCAGATCGTCGGCGCGGCGGATGCCATAGGCGACGTCATAGCGGCGGCGCGAGTTGGCCCAGCTGGCATTGCGATCCTCGGCGCCCGAGGCCAGCTCGACGATCTGGGTGCGCCGCTCCGGGCCGCCGCGCGCCCCGCGGCTGATTGCATCGGGAAACCGGACTTCATGAAAAGCCATGGCTGGTCCTCACATGCCGCGCCGACCCATCGACACGGCGCGGGCGATGTCGCTCGCGACCTGCGTCCGGGATTGCCGGAAGCTTTCTGCGTCGCGCGCGTTGATCGTGACGTTGACGGTCGAGGTGCCGGCCTGGCCGTACCCTGCCGCTTCCCGGCGCGAGAGAACCCGCTCCCCGCGTTGCAGGATCGCGGGCACCTCGTCCGGGCGCAGACCGGCCCAGCCGCCGTTGTGCATGCGGGGGGCACCCGCGAAGGCCAGCGCCGGGACCATCCGGCCGGGACCCGGAGCACCGACCATGCCGCCCGCGTGCAGGACCGAGGCGAACAGGCCGCCTGCACCGCCGAGCACGCCCGACAGGAGCCCCGCAATCGGACCGAGGATGAAGCGCCGCGCCGCGAGCTTCGCAAGGTCGGCGATCATCGAGGTGACGAGGTCGCGGAAGTCGAGCTTGCCGGTCTTCACGAAGTCGCCGATGGCGTTCTCGGCGCTCTGAAACGCGCCCACGAGCGCGCTGCCGATATCCCCGCCGATGTCGCGTGCCTTGGCGGCATAGTCGGCAAGGGCGGCGGTGACGGCCTGCCAGCCGGTGAGGGCCGTGTCCGCGCCTTGGGCTGCAGCAGCCCCGGCGTCGCGCGCGGCACCGCCAGCGCCGTCGGCGGCGGTGGCGGTGTCGTTCAGGCCTGCCGTCAGGGCATCGGCCGAGGCGGCGGCATCCGCCAGCGCGGTCTCGGCTTCGGTCCCCGTGCCGGTGACGGCATCCTTCAGGGCCTGCCAACTGGCCAGCGGCCGACCCCCGGCATCGGCCAACATTCCTGCGGCCTCGCGGTAACCGTCAGCGCGGGCGCGGGCATCATCGGCCAGCGCGCCGAGACCAAGATCGGGGGGCTCGAGGTAGGTGCGTGCCAGTGCTGCCGAAAACGCATCCGCCGCGGCAGCGCCCGCAGCGGTCGCGGCGCCCTCGAAGGGGTTGCCGATACGCCCCAGTTCCACCGGATCGAGGATGCCGATCCGAACCCCGCCTTCGCCCGTGGCCCACTCGGGCAGCAGCGCGAGAGCCGCGTTCAGGGTCTCGATGAAGCTGTTGATCCGAGTGACGACGCCGTTCAGCATCGCCTCGACGCCGGAGATCAGCCCATTTGCGGCCTGGAAGGCGAAGTCGCCGATGGCCCCGGGCAGGCTGCCCCAGATCGCCACCGCCGCGTCGTAGGCCCCCTGGAAGATCGCCGCCGTCCGGTCGCCGAAGCTCACGACGCCTGCGATCGTGCCTTCGAGCGCCGAGAGACCGGCCGCCTTCAGCCCCTCCCATCCGGCCGCCATGCGGGCCAGAGCAGCGTCGAGCGACAGACCGATGCGCGACCAGACCTCGCGGGCCAGATCGCCCAGCAGGCGGAACGCCTCGCCCACCCCGCCGACCCGGGCCACGAGCTGTGAGAACTGATAGACCAACTCGCCCGCACCGACGATCAGCGCCCCGATGCCGGTGCGGATCAGGGCGCCGCGCAGGACCACCAGCGCCGTGGCCAGCCCGCGCACCGACAGGGCAGCAGCGGCCAGCCCGGCCACCCAGCGCCCGGCCATGACGGCTGCGAAAGTTGCGGCATAGGTGGCCAGCCGCCCGAGGTTGTCGAAGAGCGCGGTGATCGCCTGCCCGATGGGCCCGGTTGCCCGCGCCATGTCGGCAAGCTTTGTGGCGATGGTTTCCAGCGCCGGGGCCACGGCGACGGTCAGCCGGTTCACGAGGCCGGTCCAGATCAGGCTGAGCCGGGCGATGGCGTCGCCGGTGCGCTCGATCTGCGCCGCATCCGCCGCGCTGACCGCCACGCCGAAGTCCTGAACGTCACGGGCGGCCTCACGCAGGGTGGCACTGTCGATCCGCAGGAAGGCCAGCGCCGCCCGGTCCCCGAAGAGGTCCGAGGCCACGGCCGCCCGCTCGGCCTCGGGCACATAGCGGGCCAGCGCATCCTGGATGGCCACGATGCGCTGGTCGAGCGGCAGGGCTTGCAGTTCGGCGGCCGTCAGGTTCAGCCGCCGCAGTGCGCCCGCCGCTGCGCCCGAGCCGCCCGCCGCCTCCGACAGCCGCGTGGTCAGGCGCTGCGTCGCCTGCTCGATCTGGCCCATCGAGACACCCGCAAGCTCCCCGGCCCACGTCAGGGTCTGGATGCTTTCGACGGTCGTCCGCATCGACTGCGCGAGCTTGGCCTGCGCGTCGATGTTGGCCAGCCCCGAGCGTACCATCGCCACCCCGGCCGCCGCCAGCGCCCCGGTCGCGGCCGCCGCAGCGATCCGCGCGCGCCGCGCGAAGGCCGCGAGCCGCGCGTTGGCCAGCTCCATCTCGGTCGACA